GTAGGAATAAATAATCTCTCTGATTCATACTGGTCACTTCTCTTCTCTGCGGTCTTCCTATCTCTGGCATTAATCTCCTTACGATAGTAGTAAACCTTCTTGGCATACAATGTAAATTTAGGCATCTCTATCTGCCTCGCTATACATTCCAAACTTTGCTATGAAGTTACAAAAATCATCTAGTATATCTATAAATATATCTTGGCCTTCTTCAGTATAGTTCGTGTTACCTTCGCTATCCTCTTCAATATAGTTCTCATAGTCATCTCCTAGTTTTAGTTTCATAACTTTGTCTGCCATATCGCAAGTGTATTCATTATATACTTCCATGCTAAAATAAGTATTATTTATTTTCATAACTATCTCTTGATTCATACCTAACAAACTTCAACACAATCCTATCATCATCATCTCTTACAGACATATTAAAGTGTTCCCATATAAAATTGGCCTCATCTCCATAGATATAAATTAATCTATCTTTAGGTTTCTTTTTTATTTTAATTGGTTTCTTTGGCATTTCTTTTCTCCTTTTTCCATTTTGTAAAGTCATCTAATTCTTGAAAGTGTGTTACTAATAAATCAAGTGATTCACACGCACCATTATATTTAAGCATTCCTTCTTTGCTAGGAGTATCATCCATTCCGTCATACCATTCTGACTTGATATCCTTTACTGCATTCTTTAATCTTTGTAAAGTTATATTCATAGGTTTTTCTCCTTTAAATATCCTAATGAGTTTCCTAAATAAATACTTCCTGATGTTGATGAGTAAGAATAATACTTATCAGTTTTTTTATCAACATACACAATAGTATTTCTGTGTTTCTTTTTTAATTCCATATCACAACCTAGCATTCTCCATAGGCCTTGGTTTAAATCCCAATGTTCTTCTATTGTTAAATTGTTAGTCATCTATCTTACCTCCTAAATAAAAGCTGCCGAATCCTAGCACTATCATAACTGCTCCAAAGAATAAACTGTTATCATCAGTCGTGCTTGATAGTACACTAACACCAGATATAAATAATACACCGGCCAAGAAATAAAAACAATAATTCATTTCTTTAACTCCTCTTCTTTTACATTGTCAAGTAACTTATCTGATAAATCTTGAAATAAACAATGTATTATTTCTTTTTCTTTTTTATCTTTAATCTCTCCTATTACTCTTTTATAAACAAGCTGTATTTCATCAACACTTTTTGTAATGATATTCATTTCTTTAACTCCTTCCTTGCCATATCAATTAGTCGCAGTAACTTAAATAAATCTTTATTTAAATCATAGTCTTCTGTGTTTAGCTGATACTCTTCAGTCTGCATCTCCTCTAACTTCTCCTCTATATCATCTAATATAGATATCAGTTTATTCTTAACAGTTTGTTCTGGTCTTAACTTCATTTTATTACTCCTTATATTATATACTAATCTATCCTTCAAACTTAATGACACTACGCACTCTCCTTCTCTAGGTCTGCTTGTTGTTGCCAGTAGCGGTCTTCTTCTTCTATCTCTTGTATTTCTTTATCCATTAACTTTTGTAGTGCTTTACTAACGTTCTCTAGTTCTGCTCTTAATTTAATAACACTACTTGTTATCTTCTTTAACTCTTCTGTTCTTCTTATATTATTCTGTATCATTTTCATTTTCCTTTATAAATTTTAATAATCTTTTATTATCTTCTTTTAAAGAAATATTTTCTGGTATGTCAATACATTCTGTAATATTATCTGACAACCACTCTTTAATTTTTTTAATTAACTCTTTATCTTCCATTCACAACTCCTTGTTTATCCATTCATTATTTTATCTAGTGATTCATATTTGTGGTGTTTCTTTATGGCCTTTACTATATATTCTTCTAGAGTTACTAACCCTACACCTACAAACCCATTTACTTTAATAATAACATCTATAATCTCTGCCATATCTACGTCATTATCTTTTATAAAGTCAAGTATTAATTGTTCTTTTTTAGTTAATTTTTCTATCTGCATTAGCAACCTCTTACATAATATTTTGACCAATATTCATTCCAATCTTCAGACACTATATCATGTATATGTACTTTTTCAAACTCATATTTAGGTTTTAATTTATTTATAACAAAATCTACAGTTTCTGCAAGACATTCTGATTCAGATATCTTTTCTTCGTATCCTTCTATCTCATTTATTCTGTCTTCCCATTCCATTAAATAATCTTTATATCTACTCATAGTGATTCTCCTTTAGTATCTGTTGACCAAGACGTACAACCTATCCATAAGTCGTGCCATTCTTCTTTCATTTTATCTATTAATTCATACCAATTATTACAATCTTTAGGCAATGCTATCACTCCTTGTATCATAAGTCTATCAACTTTTTTTATAGCATCACTTAATGATTCACTTTCTCTCATAGTATCTTCTATGATATTCCAAGTCTTATCATTTTTATTCATTGTTTGCCTCCTCTTCTACTTCCATTCTTAATCTATGGTTAATGATATCTAACAACATACTTGCTGCAACTGTGTTGCTTGGTGCAGTATCAAATGCCAAGTCTGTTACTAATAATTGTGTAGCAATAATAGTGTTAGGTATAGTTACCTTTTCTTGTATATCGTCAAATAAATCTAGCATTTTATCTCTGACTAACATAACTTGGTCGTCATCACTCAATGGCCTTTTATCATCTAACTTTACTACATTTAATTTTGGTTTATTCTTTTTCATTCTTTGCCTCCTTATAATTATATTTTTCTGGACTATGTAAGTCTTCCCAAATATCATAGACCATATTAAATTTTTTTAAAACTTTTAATTCTTCATCTGTAATGCTTGATATAAAATGCACTTTAAATATTCTTTGGCCATAATCATCTTCCCAATAATTATATTCTTTATTATATAAACCATTGGGAGCATATACTTCCTCTAGTAAATCTTCATCAGTCCATTCATTATCTTTTAATGATACATACTCATAAAACTCTTGCTCTCCTTGTACTATTTTAAAAGTTACCAATATCTTTTTCATTCTTTATCTCCTTTAATGAGTAGTAATGCCTCTTCTTTAGTTTGTGTTGGCCTATATACTTTCCAATTATCTTTATCATAAGGCATTGTTTCTATTACATATTCTCCTTTAGTATTATGCCTGAAGATATCCATATATAGTTCCTCTACAATCTTTATAAACTCCTTCTGTGTATATCTTTTTATTGATATCTCTTGCACTAAATTTGCAAAGTGTTCTGTATTTATTTTATTAAATCTACTCATAATTTGCCTCTCATTTTATGTAGGCAGTTTTATAACATACCTAGGTTATATTAATTAATCGAATAATCTAGTATCTAATACCGCCAGGTTTTTAAACCCACTCCTGGCCTTCTTCTTTAATAACTTCCACCAGTCTTTACTTTCAAATCTTCCAGTAACAGTATTTCTATTTACATTTTGGTATTGTGTTCTGTAATGTTTATTACTGATAGGGTTACCATATCTATTTATTTTTTCTATATTATTACTAACCATTTTATATTATCCTCTTAATTGTAACCATATTAAAACTAGCTATGGCCTTGCTAGTAAGTATCATATTAATACTTATAGTAGGGCTAGATATAATTAAGGGAGAAAAAAGAACTAGCCCTATTATAAATATTAATATGATAAGAATAATAAATGTAAATATCTTTAGAGGTGTTTTTATAAATATCCTTATAAGTGTTTTTATTTTATTATTCTTTATCATATTTAAACATTATCAAATTATTATTATTGTGTCTACTTATATTTATTATAATGATATCCTATAACTAATCTATCCAAACTTCTAGCGGTCTTCCTAGCCACTCATCTCCAAAGTACCATATCTTGCCTTCTTTAGTGTGAAAATGAAAGGCATCAGTATCTATCTCCTCTTGCCAATTATAGTCAGCACCTTTCTCACTTACTCCCATTTGATAAACAGAATCTAGTCTATCTATTAAATCACTTTTATTTAGTCTTATATGTTCTCCTTCTAATCCTTCTTGTCTTATTCTTAAATATCCATATACTTTTTTAGCTTGATATATAAAAGTTCTAAACTGTATATATGTTTTTTGATATTCTTTCTTTGTCATTTTTATTTACTCCTATTTTATTTTTTTTTTTATTAATTTTTTATAGCCCTTATAGGTGGAGAGTAAAGGATTTGCACCTTTCTTTAGGAAGTTAGAGTTCCTACCTAGACACCTTGGCTCTAACTCCAAGGGATTATCTTTTATTACTCTAGGGACGGCCTATGCTGTTTCACTCTATAAGATATCACTCCTATAAATCACACAACCCACAGTAGACACTCTCCATATATAAAGGCTATTTTCTAGCCTCTTTTCTCATTGCTCTTACGAAGTGTACAAAGTCCATTTCTTCAACTGC